AGATGGCCGAGATCGACCAGGTGCCGACCTCGCTCGACGCCGTCCTCGACGCCCTCGAGGCCGACCACGACTACCTGACGGCCGGCAACGTGTTCACTCCCGACCTGATCGAGACGTGGATCGCCTTCAAGCGCGAGCACGAGATCGCCCCCGTGGCGCTCCGCCCGCACCCGCACGAGTTCGAGCTGTACTACGACATCTAGTCCCGACTAGGGCTCTGACCTGCGCGTATGTGTTCATGAGGTCACCTGAGTCCGCAGATAGTCCGCAGGAGGAATGCGGACAGGCTTAACCTGGACGCACCCGACGCGACGAAACCGCCGCGTCGGGTGCTCCAGCGGCTCCCAGCCACTGCGCCGCAGGGTCTCCACCAGGCCGACGCCTGGCTCGAGCGGGAAGACGTCCATCTCGGGCGGGAACGTGCTCACACCGAAGGCACCTTCGTCGTAGCGGACCACCTCGATGAACCCGGGGCGCTTCGACCAGCGCCGCGGGTGCTTGATGATGTGAGCCTCGTAGTTCGGTTCGGTCGTCATTGCGCCTGCCTTGATTCCGCACGAGCCGTCATCGCGCTGTCGATGGCGGCTCGTGTGCTGTCGTCAGAGTCCGGCCACAGGTGCCCGTAGGTGTCCAGCGTCGTCTTGGCGCTCGCGTGCCTGAGCCTTGCCTGCACGACCTTGACGTCGGCGCCGCTGGCGATCAGGAACGACGCGAACCAGTGCCGCAGGTCGTGGTAGCGGAAGTCCGGCGACAGACCGGGCACCTTGGCCCTGGCCGTGCGCATGGCGCGCTCGAGGGTCCACGGGGCGAGCTGGTTGCCCCAGGTGTCGACCAGCACGGTGCCGCCGTCGGCCGACCATTCGGCGACGTGGGCCGACAACTCCAGCGCGAGGGCCTGACCGATCGGGATGGCCGTCTGCGACGTCTCCGACTTCAACGGCTCGGCCGGATACTGCACCGCCGGTGTCACGACACCGCGCATGAAGTCGACGTCGGCGACACGCAGCCCGCACGCCTCGGCGAGCCGCAGCCCGGAGAAGGCACCCAGCAGGATCGCCGCTCGCAGATGCTCGGGCATCGCGTCGTGGAGCGCCCAGACCTGGTCCGTGGTCGCGACGTAGGCGCGTTGCTTGCCCATTGGCGGCGAGGTCCGGCTAGAGCACGGCGACTTGGCCACGAGCCCGTCATGTACGGCATCGGAGTAGACCTGCGAGAGCCGAGCGTGCAGCGCGTAGATGTAGGAGTCCGCGAGCCCCTCGGCGGCGAGCTGAGCGCACCACGTCTTGACGTGCGAGGGGCGCACGCCGTCGAGCCGCAGGTGCCCGAACGTCACCTTGATGCGCGCTAGGTGGACCTCGGCCTGACGCACGGTCGATGAGCGATTGCCGCCGTAGCCCTCGAGCCACGTCTCGCACCACTCCCCCACGGTCGTCTTCGCCGTCCTCGGCGCGACGTGGCTGCCCGTGACCAACTTCGCCGTCTGCTGGTCGAGCCACGCCTGCCCGTCGACCTTGCGATCGAAGTGACGGGCGTGCTCCTTGCCGGCCGTGTCCCGGTAACGGGCGCGCCACTTGCCGTCGGGGCGCTTCTTGACGCTAGCCATCCTTGGCCTCCTCGTCGTCCGTGAGCGAAAGCAGGATCGAAATCATCTCGCCTGTCTCAGGGTCGCGAGGAGTCCCGTTCTCGTCGTACACCGCCGACTCCATCCGTTCCAACCATGCCGCCTGCTTGTCGACCGCAATGTCGAGAAGATCCAGAAAGTCCATAGCCAGGGGCACGAGGAACGGCTTCTCGGACCAAGTGCCCTGCAACGTTGGGCGGTCAGGCCGCGCCATGAGTTTGGCTTGTCGCTGTCGAACCACGTACTCGAATGAGTCTTCGTCAGTTTCTAGCAAGGCCAGTTCGAGATCGAAGAGCCGCTCGATCACCACATTCAGGTCAACGTAGGCCGATACCAGCTCACCCACGAGAGCCTGCGCCCGCCGCTGGTCACGAAGTTCGGGCGGCATCAGCAGGTCTTCGATCGGGAGGTCCCAAACCTTGGACAGGGCGATCAGTTCGTCGACTGCGACCTTTCGTGGCGGGTCTCCCTTCTCAATGCGGTAAAGCGCGGACCCCTGAATCGGGCAGCCCGCTTCCGACATGAGGCGCGCGAGCACTTCGTAGCTCTGGCCACGCTCGGAGCGCTCGACGGCCATGCGACTCGCCAGATTCGTCTCGGACCTGATGGTCCGGGGTGGATTCGCCTTCGGCACCTGGGCCTCCTCGTTTCATCCTGCAACGGACTGTAGTTGCTATGACACGTCACGGCAAGCACCGTTGAACCACAGTCACCAACGAGGAGAGACGGTCACCATGGATGAGCTTCTGCGGATGGACGAGGTCGCGGCGCGGACCGGCGTTCCGATCAACACCCTTCGCTACTGGCGCCAGAACAAGATCGGACCGCGGGCAGGCAAGCTCGGCCGCCGTGTCGTCTACCGCGAGGCCGACGTGCGGGCGTGGATCGACGCCCAGTTCGAGAGCGCGAGCTGACATGGCGCGCCGAGGACACCGCGATCCGACCGCCGAGAAGGCGATCGCCAACGCTGACAAGGCCCGCAAGGCGTCGCCGAGGCGGAAGCTAGTCCAGGAGTTCCCCGAGATCTTCGACGACCTGAGCGACAGGGGCGTCGCGGTAGTCGCCTACGGGGCCGTAGCGCTCGCCGGCGGCAGCCCGTGGGCCGTCACGCTCGCCCACCTTGAGAAGGCGCGAGCGGAGTACGGGGCCCAGAAGTGAGCGCCGCGGAGGAAGCGGTCAACGCCGTGAAGTCGCTCGGCTCGTTCGACGTTTACTACCTGTTCCCGCGTGAGGGCGGCCGGAGGAAGACGTGGACGATGACGAACCGCGCGAACCTGGAGAGCTACATCCTCCAGGGACGGGTAGACCCGCACGTCGTCCTGCACAACGCCGCGATCGCTCACCAGATTCGCGAACTGCATAAGCGAGTCGACTCCTTGCAGACGAGACGGCTTCCGCTGCCTCTCGGGCCGGCAGGCCGCAAGCCGGTTCTGCCCAAGCCGACGCTCCGACTGGTCGCAGGTGGTCACAGGTGAGCCGCCGTCCCACGATCACGGTCGTGCTGGACGGCTACTCGAGCCTGGTGCGCGGCTACGGCAGCCGCGACATGGTGCAGGCCGTCACGGGACGCCCGCCGACGTATTCGAGCGTCCGCAAGGGATGGAGTTGCCAAGAGGACACCGCCAGGGACGTCATCGCGGTCGCCGAGGCGAGGAACTGCGACATCGTCATCACCGGCGGTAGGTCACCCCGACCGGAACCCGATCAACGACCGCCGCACCAACCCGAGCAGCCCGACCCTGGTCGTGGTCTCTGGTGAGCATCCGAGGAGAGGTCTACATCGACCTGCGGACCGAGCCGTCGGCCGAGGAGTTGACCCGGGACCGCAAGGCCCTGTCGATCCTCGACCACTGCCCCGACGGCGTGCGAATCGTCGTCGACATCGGCAAACGGACGTACCTGAATCAGGACACCGCCTGGTGGATCAACCGACACGCCGATCGGCTGGAGCTGACCATCCGAGGCGCCGAGGTCGACGCCGTGGCTCGCTTCGTTCTCGGCGCCCGTGCCGGCGACACCGGGGCGGTGGCATGAGTGGACCGAAGCGTGACATCGACAAGTGGCGAAACGCCGTCCTCAAGCACCCGCACATCTCGGATGGGTGCCGGGTCCTCCTCCTCGTGCTGGCCGACAACATGACGACCGACCTCAAGGTGTCGGTCTCCCATGACCAGTTGGCCCGCAAGCTCAACAGGTCAGAGCGTCGCATCGGCGGACGCTTCCGCGAGGCCGTGGGCGAGAAGCCTGAGCCTGATCCCGAGAAGGCGCGCCGCAACTACGAGACGCGGCTCCTCGACCGGATCTCGCGCGGGCAGAAGAACGCCCGCTCGGTCTACCAGGGACTCATGCCCGATCCGGTCAGCCGGACACACGGGTGTCCTGATGACAATGAGTTTCAACCGGACGGATTACAGCCTGTTGAGAATGACCAGAAGTGTCCGGTTGAGAAATTCGGAAACCGCGTGGCTGCGCCATCTCTGGATTCTCAGTCGGACACACGGGTGTCCGACCTACTAGGGAACCCACCGTCTGGCGGACCCAACCGCCGTGAGAACAGGCGGGCATCGTGACCACCATCGTGCTGTCCTCCACCGTCACGGTGCGCGCCCAGATGCGCGTGCAGTCCGAGAACGTCGACCTCGAGCACTGGCACCGTCTCGGCTGCCTGGCCTGGGTCCACGCCGACCAGCACGGCCACGCCCGCATGGCCACCGGACAGGCCGGCCGCGAGCTGTGCCTGTCGGTCAACCAGGTCACCGACGCCATCGCTGTGGCTCGTCGCCGTGGCTGGCTCGACCCAGCATCAACAGCCCGGTGCCTCGTGCTGCCCGGCTGTGCATCCAACCCCTGCGAGGAGAGTCACCGATGAAGAAGCTCAGCAAAGACGAGGCCGCGTTCATGGAGCAGGCGATCATGACCCTGTACGACGAGGCCGTCCTGGCCGCTGGTCCTGCCGGCATGACGCATCAGGACGCCGTGCGGCAGATCCAGCCCGCGGTCAAAGAGATCCTGCGCAACATCCACTACCGCCGATGAGCGACTGGTCAGGTCGACGTGTCACCCAAGCCCGAGCCCTCGTCGCCACCTGGCTGCCTGCACCTTGCGCTCGGTGCGGGGTCACCGTGGACGGCAGCAACGAGTGGGTCGTGGGGCACAAGGTCGCGCGCTCGCTGCGGCCCGACCTCACCTGGGTCATCAGCAACTGGCAAGTCGAGTGCCGGCCGTGCTCGGATGCCTCGTCGATGGCGGCCGTGATCGACAAGGCGCGCGCCGAAGGGGCGGCTTCTTCCCACGCCGCGGGCCCCGGGCAGGCCTCCGGCCTGCCGTCCTCTCTCCCCAGCAGTCCTGGGGCGGCTCAGGGCGTCCTGGTCGAGGCTCGTGACGGCTTGTCGTGGCAGCCCGAGGCGATGCGCGCCTGTGCGTGGCTGGCTGACTTCGCCGACGTCCCCGACGACGCCAATCCGCCGTTGTGGATGAGCCCGCCGCACCCTGAGGCGGTCGACTCCTACGGTGCTGACGCGGTCGCGTGGATCGAGAAGGTCGAGCGCAAGACCCTGCGCTGGTGGCAAAAGCTGGCTGTGGCGAAGCAGCTCGAGCACCGGGAGGACGGCTCTCTTTGCTGGCCTGTCGTGCTCGAATCTGCCTCCCGCCGCTCGGGCAAGTCGGTGCGCATCCGTGGCGTGGCCCTGTGGCGCATGGCGATGGGTCCGTCCCTGTTCGGTGAGAAGCAGGAGATCGTGCACACGGGCTCCGACATCGCTGTGTGCCGCAAGGCCCAGAAGGAGGCGTGGCGCTGGTGCCTGGCGCAGGAGTGGGCCGTCACCAAGGGCAACGGCAAGGAGGCCATCGAGACGCCCGAGGGTGATGGTTGGTACGTCCGCGCCCAGGACGCCACCTACGGGTGGGACACGACCCTCGGCCTGGTCGACGAGGCGTGGGACGTGAAGCCGAGCACGATCGACGACGGGCTCGAGCCTTCTCTGTTGGAGCGCTCTTCGCCCCAGCTCCACATGACGTCGACCGCGCACCGGCGCGCCCGCTCGACGATGCGCTCGCGGATCATCGACGCCCTGACCCGTGACGACGGCGAGACGCTGATCCTGATCTGGGCGGCTCCTCCCGGTGCGGATGTCTCCCAGCCCGAGGTGTGGCGTGCAGCGTCACCGCACTGGACCCCGGCACGGCTCAAGATGATCGCCGCGAAGTACGAGAAGGCGGTTGCCGGCGAGGTCGACCCCGAGGCCGACGACCCGAATCCGATGGCGGGCTTCTGTGCGCAGTACCTCAACCAGTGGCCGCTGCGCGCGCGCCCGGTCGTGCGCGGCGAGGAGCTGGTCTCGGCCGAGGACTGGTCGGCCCTGGCCGTCCTGCCCGACGTCGAGACGGTCCCGGTGTCGGCTGCGATCGAGTCGTGGTTCGGGCGCGGCACGTCGTTGGCGCTGGCCTACCGCGAGGACGACCGCGTCATCGCGTCCGTCTCCGGTCACCCCGACATGGCTGGCGCGGTCGAGTCGCTCAAGGCGTCGGGCTTTCGGGGTCGCACGACGATCGGCAAGTCGTTGATGGGCGACCCGGCCGTGCGCAGGATCAACCGCCAGGCATCGACTCAGCGCACCGCTGCCGCCGTGGAAGACCTCGCCCGCTTCCTGGCTGAGGGCGCGTTGCATCACGACGGCGGTGAGCACCTGAGCACCCAGGTCCTCGACGTGCGCACCCAACCCGGCCCCGACGGCGCGCGGGTGGTGTCGTCGTCACGCGCGGATGCCGTCAAGGCTGCCGTCTGGGCGCTCACCTCGGCGCGTTCGGGGCACCGCCGACTGACCGGGATCGTGCTCCCGACGGGGGTCGCGGCCTCCTAGTACGGGTGGGAGACGGACTCACTCCGTCTCCCACCCGGAGGTTCCAGCACGCTTCGCGCGAGGGCTCCAACCTGAGGTGGTGACGGGTTTTTGGCGCTCTGTGTTCAACGGCCGACCCGACCCCATCATCAGCGCCGCCATCGCTACGACCGAGGCGCCTACCGCCTTCGCTGTCGACGCCGACTCGGTGCCGCCCGAGGTGTTCGGGCTGACGTCCTACGCATCGACAACCGCGCCGGTGGCTCGTGTCTCGCGCCGAGAGGCCGCGCAGGTCCCGGCGGTGAAGCGCTCGCGCGACCTGATCGCCGGATCGCTGGGCACGCTGCCGCTTGTCACGGTCAAGCCTGACCTGACTGTCGACCGCACGTCGTGGCTGACGCAGCCCGAGCGCGACATCCCGCGCTCGGTGACGATGACGCGCCTGGTCGAGGACTTGCTCTACGAGGGTGTCGCCTGGTGGAAGATCACCTCCTTCGCCTGGGACGGCTACCCGGCCAACGTGGTGCGCCTCGACCCCCGCTCGGTCGACGTCCTCAAGGACGGCCGCATCCACGTCACCGGCGACGGACACCGCGGTATGGCCGACGAGTGGCCCACCGACGCCGAGCTGATCCGCTTCGACTCCCCGAACGACGCTCTCCTCGTGGCCGGCGCTCGTGCCATCCGTCAGTGCCTGATCCTTGACGCCGCCGCGCAGCGCTACGCCGAGGGCGCCCCGCCGCTGGACTACTTCACCCCGGCCGACGACGGCCTCGAGCTGGACACCGACGAGGTCACCGGCATCCTCGACAACTGGAACACCGCGCGCCATGCACGCGCGACCGGGTACGTGCCCGCCGCGCTCAAGTACAACCTGGGCGGCTGGAACCCCGAGCAGCTCCAGCTTGCCGCTCAGCGCGACCACGCCGTGTTGGAGATCGCCCGCGTGGCCGGTGTCGACGCCGAGGAGCTGTCGGTCTCGACCACGAGCCGCACCTACTCCAACCAGTTCGACCGCCGCAAGGCGTTCTTGGACTTCACCCTCGGCGGCTACCGCGCCGCGATCGAGGACCGACTGTCGATGGGCGACGTGACCCCGAACGGCACGACGACCCGCTTCGACCTCGACGCCTTCCTGCGCACCGACGCCCTGTCGCGCTGGTCCGCAGCCAAGGTCGGGATCGAGGTCGGCGCCATCACCCGCGAGGAGGTGCGCGAGGGCGAGGGACGACCCGCGCTCGACGCGCCCCCCGTAACCACGACGTCTCCGACGGAGGAGCCCATGCCCGAGCCGAGCCCGATCGAGGTCACCGCATGAGCGAGACCATGGACGCCGCCGCGATCCCCGGCGGCACCGTCTTCTCCGTCGACATGGAGAAGCGCACCATCCGCGGCATGGCCGTGCCCTACGGCGTGGTCGGCGTCAAGGCCGGCAAGCGGTTCCAGTTCTCCAAGGACACCGTCCACCCCCGCGAGGGGATGAAGGTCAAGGGCTGGGCACTTCACGACCAGGCCCACGCCTACGGCGTCGTCACTGAGTGGGACGACACCGACGCCGGATTGATGGTCGCGGTGAAGGCCGCACCGACCCCCGAGGGCGACCGCGCCTTGCAGCAGGCCGACAGCGGCGTGTGGGACGGGATGTCCATCGGCCCCAGCGAGGGCGCCAAGTACGTCCTGCGCGACGGCGTCTACCACTCCGTGGAGATTCCCATCCACGAGATCAGCCTCACGCCTGCCCCGGTCTTCGGTGGGGCGCGAGTCAGCAGCGTCACGTTCGACACCATCACAGAGGAGCACGACATGACCACCTCCGCCACCGAGGCTCCCACCGAGCCCACGAAGATGGCCGAAGGCGCCTACCAGGTCAGCGGCGTGCTGACTGGCGAGGTGTCCGCGGTCCCCACCGAGGGCGAGCCCGCAGCCGCACTCAGCCTGTCCTCGTCCGATGCTGGCTTCTCGCACCCGGTGCGCCAGATCGTGTCTGCCGGCCACTCGCCCGCGCAGGTCACCGAGGAGCTGCCCTACCGCTTCGACGGTGTCGCGGGTCCGCACTCGCTCGTCGAGGACATGCGCTCCGCGCAGCAGGGCGACGCCACCGCTCGCCAGCGGTTCGAGACGTTCGTGGCCGAGGCGTTCGCGGTCACCACGACCAACACCGGCAGCCTCAACCCGACCCCGAGTCGGCCTGAGCTGTACGTGCCCAACCTCCAGTACTCGACGCCGCTGTGGGACTCGGTCTCCAACGGCACCATCGAGGACCGCACCCCGTTCACGGTCCCGAAGTTCTCCAGCGCCTCGGGCCTGGTCGGCACCCACACCGAGGGCACCGAGCCCACGCCGGGCGCGTTCGCCGCGACCTCGCAGACCGTCACCCCGACCGCCCTGTCGGGCAAGATCGAGATCAACCGTGAGGTCCTCGACCAGGGCGGCTCCCCGCAGGCCGACGGGATCATCTGGGGCGAGATGCTCAACGCCTGGTTCGAGGCCCGTGAGGCCCGGGTCGCCACCGTCCTCAACGCCGTCGGCACCGCTGAGCTGAACCTGGCCGGTGCGGTCGACGCCGCGCTCGTGGACGCCCTGACGGCCTACTTCGCCGGTCTCCAGTTCGTCCGGGGCGGCAACCGCTTCACCCGGTTCGTCTCCGACGGTCAGCTCTTCCCCGCGCTCGTGGGCGCCAAGGACACCGCCGGCCGCCCACTCCTGCCGATCGTGGGGCCGATGAACTCCCAGGGCTCCACCGAGGGTGGTTTCGACCGGGTGCAGCTCGGCAACCAGACCATCCAGGCCGCCTGGGCGCTGGGCGCCACGACCGCCTCCAAGTCGTTCTCCTTCGTGCCCTCGAGCGTGTGGGCCTGGGCCTCGGTGCCGAAGAAGTTCACGTTCGAGTACCAGGTCAAGTCCGTCGACATGGCCATCTGGGGCTACGCCGCCGGTGCGGTCCTGCGCGACTCCGACGTGAAGCCGATCGACTACACCACCTCGGACTCCTGATGTCCGGCGCGAGCGAGCGCCGGCAGGACCGGCAGGGCAAGCGGGGCCACGACGAGCACGGCAACGTGCGCCCCGCTGACGACCGCTACGAGCTGCATGACCCCGAGCAGGAGTCGGCGGTCGTGCGGACCCCGCAGAGCGCCGAGGACAAGCCGACCGCACGGAAGGCCAAGCGATGACCGGCAAGGCCAACCACAAGCTGGGCGACGTCATCGCGGTCAAGCCCGCCGGGGTCGTGACCCGACCCGACGGCACGACCCACATCGTCATCCGTGGCGCGTTCTACCTTGACCAGGTCGGCACGTTCATCGTCGACGGCACCAAGGTCACAGTCGAGTGAGTGAGGTGCCGGTGCCCACCGTCGAGGAGGTGGCCAACGAGATCGGGAAGATTGCCTCGGTCATCGGGTCTGCCTACCTCGCCGAGGTCACCGACCAGGCCTCACGGTGCCGGGTGGAGCCCTACACCGACGCCTTGGCCGCTGCGCTGTGCCGCCGGGTCCTGCGCGCGGTGAACATGGCGAACCTTCCCCTGGGCCTGTTGCAGGACGAGACCGGCGCGACCCGCGTCGGCTCGACCGACCCCGAGGTCCGCAGGCTCGAGGGTCCCTACCGTCGGGTGGTGATCGGATGAGTACCCGCGAGGACATCGCCGCAGCCGCGGGCGAGGTCGGCGGCATCACCGCTCACGAGCACGTCGTGGGCGACACGACACCGGGCACCGTCTACCCGCGACTGGACCGCATCGAGTACCCGAACACCTTCGGAGGCGTTGCGCACTGGAACGTCGTCCTGGTCCTGCCCCAGGACATCGCCGACGCAGAGCGCTACCTCGCAGACACGATCAACCCGCTACGCGAGGCACTGGCCCCGCACCTGGTCGTCACCTCGGTGACCCCGCAGCGGCTACAGCTCGATGGCGTCGGCCTCCTGCCGGTCGCCTTCTTCAACGGACACAGGGAGGCGGACGAATGACCGCGCTCGGAACACGCATGCTCACTCTCACCATCGGCGGCGACGAGTACACCGCCCAGGTCTCCGACTGCCGCATCACCGCGGGCGACTCCGACGGCGGATTCCTCTCCTTCGCTGCCGCCGCCGGTGGTGGCTCTCGTGACTACAAGCTTGCGTTCACCGCTGTGCAGGACCCGGCAGCGGACACGATCTGGGACCTGGTCTGGACCCAGGCCGGCTCCACGGTCGCGGCTGTCATCAAGCCCAACGGCGGCGACACCACCGCCACCCCGACCCAGCCGCACTTCACCGGCAACGTGGTCATCTCAGAGCCCGACGGCGACCTCCTCGGCGGCGAGGCCAACACCTCGGCCACCGCACGGTTCACCTTCGCCGCTCAGTGGACCTACACCGCCAAGCCCATCCGCGTCACCGCCTGACCCCGGGCGCACTGCGATGCACCTGGGGACCCGGTCGCTAACGCTGAGCGTGGACGGCGTCTCGCGTACAAGCGACGTCTCCGACTGCCGCATCGTCAGCACGACCGCCAATCGCCCGCGCCTTCTCTACCAGCTCCCACCACGCGAGTACCGCCTCACCGCCACAGCCGCCCAGGACGTCACCGAGGACTCGCTATGGAGCCTCATCTGGAACCGCGCGGGCGAGTTCGTCGAGGTCGACCTACGCCCGGCCGGCGGCGAGATGCCCACCGAGGACCAGCCCTGGTTCACCGGCACCGTGCTCATCACCGAGACCGACGGCGACCTCCTCGGAGGAGCAGCCGAGGCATCGCCCACCACCCGGTTCACCTTCGACATCGACTGGGCATTCACCGCCAAGCCGACACGGGTCACGCTCTGATGGCCACCTCAACGGTCACCGGAGCTGACGACGTCGCCCGCGCCCTCGACGACCTCTCAGCCGCACTCGCCGACCTCGGCGGCGCCCTGGCAACTACCGCCCGAGCCCGCGCCGCCTTCTACGCCCCATCGCGCGCTCGCCTCGACGGCACCGTGGTCAGCGGCTCGAGCACCGCCCTGTCCTACCTCGGCGTCATCAGCCCCGCCGGGTTCGCCAAGGCCATCGACACCGACATCACCCGCTACGCCGCCCAGGACCTCGAGCACGAGGTCAACAACGCCATCCAGAGAGCAGGACTCACATGACCGCCACCAAGGCCCAGGCGACCCCCACAGAGGTCGACAAGCCCACCCCCAACGACCTGTTCGAGTCGATGACCGGCTTCGACGAGATCGCCGTCGCCCGCAGCTTCGGCGCCGAGATCACCACCATGCGCGAGCAGCCGTTCACGTTCATGCGCGCTCTGCTGTTCGTCCAGGCCCGCCGCGACGGGATGAGCGACGCCAAGGCCCGAGAGCACGCCCTGGGGCTGACCGTGCGCGAGGTCAACGACTCGTTCAGCGAGGACGTGGACGACGAGGGAAAAGCGCAGTAGCCCGGTCGATGGCCCGCTGGTGCATCAGCACCGGACAGAGCCCCGAGACCTGGCGCACCCTCACCCGCCTCGAGCGCGAGGCATTCACCGACACCGTGAAGGAGGCACGACGTGGCTGACTCGATCAAGATCGCACTCCTAGCCGACACCCGCTCGGCAAGTCGTGGTCTGGACACGTTCTCCTCCGACACCACCAAGGCCGCCGCCGCAGCCAAGAAGGCTGCTGCCAACATCGACGCCTCGTTCGAGAAGGTCGCCGACTCCTCCGACAACATCGCCTCCAAGGGCTCTCAGGCCGCTGGGGCGCTCTCCGGGCTCGGTGGCGTCGCCGAGTCCGCCGGTGGCCCGTTCGCGGCCCTGGGCGGGGCCATGATCGCCGCCGGTGGCGCATCCCAGGCGCTCGCGGACGCCGGTGACCTCCTCAACGTCGTCACCGAAACGCAGATCGGCAAGAACATCGCGTTGAAGGCCCAGACGATCGGCACCACGATCGCCCAGAAGGGTGCCGCCGCAGCCTCCAAGGCCTGGGCCGTGGCCCAGCTCGCGCTCAACGCCGTCATGTCGGCCAACCCGATAGCCCTCGTGGTCATCGCCATCGCCGCACTGGTGGCCGCGTTCGTGATCGCCTACAAGAAGTCCGACACGTTTCGACGGATCGTCGACAAGGCCTTCGCGGTCGTCAAGAACGCCGCCGCAGCCGTCGCCACCTTCTTCACCACCAAGGTGCCCGCCGCCTTCGACAAGGTCATCGGTGCAGCACAATCGGCCCTCGGCTGGGTGAAGAAGAACTGGCCCACCATCCTCGCTGTCCTCACCGGACCGTTCGGCCTGGCCGTGCTGGCCATCGCCAAGAACTGGGACAAGATCAAAGCCGGCGCCGGCAAGGTCGTGGACTTCGTCAAGGACAAGTTCAACGGCGTCGTCGACTTCTTCCGCGGCATGCCCTCTCGCATCGCCAGCGCCGTGTCGGGACTCTGGAACGGACTCTCATCAGGCTTCCGCGGCGTCATCAACGACATCATCGGATGGTGGAACAACCTCTCGTTCTCGCTCGACATCCCCGACGTGATCCCCGGCCTACCCGACTCGTTCAGCATCAGCACCCCGAACATCCCCTACCTCGCCGCCGGCGGCATCGTCACCCGACCAACCCTCGCCGTCATCGGTGAAGCCGGACCCGAGGCCGTGATCCCGCTCAACGGCCGGTACGACACAGGGATGGACAGCAGCGCCATCGTCGGCGAGCTGCAAGCGCTCCGCACGGCCCTCACAGACCTGAGCCGCAAGCTCTCCCACTTCGAGCGCCAGAAGGACCCACGCGCGATAAGGCAAGCCGAGGTCATGGGACAGAACTTCGGGCGAGAGATCAACAGAGCCGCGACCAACGGCCGTCGCAGAAGCATCCGAGGAGGCAATGTCGTATGAGCATCGTCGCCGAGACCGCCACCCTCGCCCACGGGTTCACCATGGCCGACGTCGAACGCGCCGCCCGTCGGGCCACCGGCGCCAGCGGCACCGGCGCCACCATGATGAGCAGTTCCGACCGCTTCGAAGCCGCCTGGTTCGGGATCATCGAGTACTTGTACGACAACGACGAGTTCGAAATCGAACCGACGCACCAGTATCTCGTCGGCGTCGGCGTCGGCGCCGTTCGCAATCTTGCTGAGAAGGCCTACCAGCACCGAGGCATAGACCGTCATGCCAGCGAGGTCAGGCCCAGCTTCGCCAAGTTCTGGGTTCGTCCTGGTGGGGCGCATGAGGATTTCACCGACAGGTTGGTCGAGCGGCTCGCCCTGCCCCAGATCCTGTCTCTACTCACGGCCGACGAGTACGAGGCGCTCTCAGCCCTAGCGGTCTACGAGAAGGAGGAGTACGCCGCCGATGCCATCAGGATCTCGACCTACCTTCTTCGCGCGCGGATCAAGCGAGCCCGAGCCAAGATCACCGCGAACTGGTACGCACCCGACCACCCGCCCACCCAGAAGCACGACTACCTCCAAGCCTGTAAGCATGGCCACCCCCGTGAGGCCGGATGGGTGCGGGGACAGCGTTGCCGGAAGTGCACAAGGAGCGGCAACAGTCGCTCGTACTACAAGCACAAGAGGCCGTCGGCTACCGGCGAAGACTCTGACTAGTTCGGCTGTTCCTGATAGCCGCAGGAGGGACAGTTCTGGCGAACCTCAGGTTTCGTCTGATCAAGCGTCATCGGCAGCGTCACCTTGATCATCTGCGCGCCGCACTCCGGGCATGGGTTCCGCTTGGGCATCACTGATCCGGCCATACCTCAGACTGACACAGAACCGCCCCAGCCGATACGTGCGGCTGGGGCGGTTCGTCGTGCAGGTGTTCAAGAGTGAACACAGGTCAGAGATCGTCTTCGCCGTCGATCTGCTCGAGCTTGTGACGCTCGAATCTGTCGAGTACCTCGCTGGCCGTCCGTCCTTGGTGTCCAGCGATCACCGTCAGAGCAGAGGCGTACTGCCTAGTGAGTGCGACAACCAGACCTTGCACTCCCTCTTCGCCGTGACGCTTCGCCAGGTCGACGGCTACCGCCACGATCGCTGCCGACCGTGGCTCGCCCTCATCTTCCTCGAGCGCCAGTCGGGCGGCATTGATTGCGGCGAACTCGGCGTCGTCGTAGAACGTCATGAGTACATCCTCTCCCGCAGCCGCGCCTCGCCCGCGTCGTAGCCCAGCTCGAAGGCGCTGCGTGTCCGCTTCCGCATCGTCGAGCGGCGCACGATGGGCCAGTCGACCTCAGCGAGCCACGCGGGCCCTTGAATCTTTCGGGCCGAAAGATTCGGCAGCCATCCCCGCAGCGCGCTCACCGGTCGTACTCCGTCAGGCCGACGAGGTAGGTCAGCGTGGCGATGAGGTCGCGGGCGTCGTTGACGCTGAGCCGCAGCCGCTCTTGGTACCGAGCCTCGCCGTCGAGGTTGTGTCGCAACGCAACACTGATCTTCGGGAGCGTCTGCCCGTTCTGACTCAGAGAGCACTCGATCGTTGCGGGGATGACGAGCCGGCGCGACGGCCCCTGGTCGTAGGAGCCGCCGTACATCGTCGCCGGAAAGGTGACTCTCTCCGAGTTGTGCTCAGCGGAGAACACCGCGCGGGGGTCAATCTCGTGTCCCCACTCGCTGTTCCCGATGTCGCACCACGGCGGGCACGGACGCTGGTCGGGGTGTGTGTGCTTCTGGTCGTCGGCCGGGAAGGCGACGGGCCGCAGCCCGAGGTACTGCCGCGTTGTGAACTGCTCGGGCTCTTCGTACTCGTTGGGGTCTTCGATCAGGTCTCGGTCTGCGATGTTGACGCTCATCGGTCACCCGCCATCCGGTAGCGCCGTGCGATGTCAGCCGCGCGGACGATCGCCAGGCCCAGCTCGTGTGCCTCGGCGTCGGTCATCGTGTGAGCGGTGTCCATCGTGTCGGAGTCGACAGCGACACCGGGTGCGCTCATCCCCGTGTCCTCGTGCTCGATCTGCACCAGCATCACGGCGAGACCGCCGATGATGGGGTACTCGGCGGGCGAGTGGTCGCGCACCTTCTTGCCGGTGTCGGTCAGGGTCTCCCAGCCCTGGTATCCGCCCTCGTGGCCCGCGCACCACGGCGGGCAGATGGCCTCAGTGGGCCGGGTGGTCGTGGTGGTCATGCTCATGGTTGTGCTCCTTCAAAAGTGTTCGAGTGGTTGGGGCTTGCAGTCCGCAGACAGTCCGCAAGATGTTCACCAACGGCCACCGACGGCCGTTGACCGAAACAGGCGTTATGCCTGGTCAGAGGCGGGAGGGCCTCGACAGCCACCAACGACCACCACCGTGGGGCGAGTTCGAGCTGTATTACGACATCTAAAACCGGCCCCTGAGAACGCCCCCGCACCCCCGCTCACCTGCGGTGGAGCGGGGGCGTTCTAGCGTTCTGACCTGGGCGTATACCGCGCTTAGCGTCCGCCAGATAGGTCTGACCAGCCTTGATGCGAACTCGGCCTCGTTGGTCACGCGTGGGTCATAGGACGGCATCCATCGGCCCACGGCGAACGCCCCGA